TGGATCCTTCCCTTTTTGGAAAGTCTCAGATTCCGCCAAGCCGACCTGAAGAAATGGAAGAGGACGATGCTACGCTAGCCAGTTCCTTGCTTCCTCCCCAAAGACCTTTTGGGATAAATTAATCTTATTTTTCAAAGCTTCCAGTATCTTTTCATCTATCGTATCAGGACACACTAAATCTATATAGGTCACGTTTTTCTTTTGGCCTATACGATGGGCTCTGTCCTCACTTTGCAACCTGTTTTCTAGGTCATAACTATTGCTGTAATAAATAACCGTACTGGCAGCTGACAAGGTAATACCATAGCCTCCTGTCTTTGGTTGACCGACAAAGAACCGTAGATCAGATTTCGGATCTTGAAACTTTTCTACAATTCCTTGTCGCTCTTCCTGAGGTGTTTCACCATAATAAAGTGCGACCGAATCGGGCCCAAAACGGTCGCGCAGGGCATGGGCTATCTGTTGGATATCAAATGTAAATGATGCCCAAATGATGGCTTTACCCTGTAACTCGTCCGTAATGTCCAACAATTCATTTAATCTATTGTTAGCTAACGGACGGATTTCTCCTACGTCGGGTTGAAAGAACCCACAACATATCTGTTGTAAACGCATAATTTGTGTTAATATACTAGCGGTGGTTGATAACTCCCCACTGTCAAGCTGTGCTAGTGCAAGCTTCTTCATTTGATTGTAAACGATGGTTTGTTCGTCAGACATGGTTATATTGCGTCTGGTGTACAATTTATCAGGCAGGTCTAAGCAGTCCTCCTTTAAGGTTCTTATGCTAAACTCCTCAAGTTTCTCGTTTAATTCCTCAAGGTTCCTGTATCCTACAATTTCCTGAAAGGACCGCGCACCAAAGGCTCTTTGTTTAATGACCGCGTACCGCCCTTGAAAAGCATAGTAACTTTTAAAGTTTAAGGCATTTGTAGATAGAAAAGAACACTGACTATATAAATCCATTGGGCTTTTGGTAATGGGGGATCCCGTCAGTATTCTACGGTAAGTGCTATACCCTTTAATAGTCATTAAGTTCTTTGTCCTAGAAGCCCCTCTATTCTTAATAGTGGTGCTTTCATCAACAATAATCATGTTATCTTCATTATGAATTAAAAACGTACCCGCAACCGTAGTGCCTTTTCGGGTAGACAACGCTTCTACGTTCATCACTAAAATCTTCAGACCTTCAAACTGATCTCTAATAAAACTTTCTAAATCCTTTTGAAAACTAATTGTTTTCTTCGGTTGCCACCTAAAAACTTTTGTTGAAATATTTTCTGGTAAATGCTTAGGTATTTCTACCTTAACCCAGTTATCATACACGCCTTTTGGCGCAATAATAAGGGCAGCCTTTACCTTATTCTTTAAGTGCAATATACCTAGATTATCTAGGGCTACCTTTGTTTTTCCTGTACCCATTTCCATAAAGAAAGCAAAATACGTTTCATCATGGCATTTCTCTAAAGCTTCCGACTGATGCTCAAACGGTTTTGTTTTAAATTTATATTTCATTTTTACCTCTTGACACCATCTTATAATATCTTATATGGTGAAGTCAAGATCATAAAAAGATCTTTAACAACGAAAAAGGAAAGACGATGAATAAATTATTTGAAGAAATGGAGGAAGAGCAATCTTCTAACATTGAAAACTTAGAGCAGAATGATTTAACTACGGTTGCGTCATTAGCAAAAAAACAAAAAAATCAGGAACAAAAAGTTAAGGACCTTGACGCTGAATTAAAAGAAGCCAAGAAAGAGCTTTTGCGAATCAGTGATGAGGAGATCCCTAACTTAATGACGGAAACAGGGTTGTCTTCATTTAAGCTAGATGATGGCTCTTCTCTTGAAATCAAAAACATCTATGGGGCTTCTATTCTTGTTGCTAATCGTGAAAGAGCTTATGATTGGTTAAGGGATCATGGTCACGACGACATTATTAAAAATAAAGTTGTCGCTACCTTTGGTCGTGGACAGGAAGACGATGCCAAGGTTTTTATGCGTGTTGCTTACGATAATGGTGTAGCAACCGATCAGGAGTCTAAAATAGAACCTCAAACCTTAAAGGCTTGGGTTAAGGAAAGAATGGAAGCAGGCGAAGAGTTCCCTATGGAATTGTTTGGTGCTTTCATTGGACAAAGAGCAATCATCAAAGGAGGTAAGAAATGACGACTGCTGTAGAAGAAAAGAAGAAAAGTGAAGTGGCTATGTTTGACGCATCCATGATGGAGGCGGACGCAGGGTCTGGTATTAATGATTTAGGAAGTGACGATCTTGCTCTCCCTTTCCTTAAAATCTTATCTGGTCTTGATTCTAAATTAGACGATTTAGATAATGCCAAAAGAGGTGACATTATTAATAGTGTTACTGATGAGGTTTACAAAGGCAAGGAAGGAGTAGATGTTATACCTTGTGCTTACGAGCGGGTCTATATTCAATGGGCTCCACGGGGCGAAGGTAGCGGGGCTCCTTCTTCTGTATACAAGACTAAAGACGCATGCCCTGAGGTCGAAAGAAGTTCTGAAGATAACAAAGATTATCTGACGGACGGCTCAGGACAATACATTGAAGAAACCCATCAACACTATGTCTTAATTTTAAAAGACGATGGGTCTGCTGACCAAGCTTTAATAGCTATGAAATCCACACAGCTAAAGAAAAGCCGTAAATGGAACAGCATGATGCTTTCTGCCACGATTAAAGGCAAGAATGGTATGTTCACTCCACCTCGTTTTGGATTTATATATCATTTAAAGTCTGTGGGAGAAGAAAACTCCAAAGGCTCTTGGCATGGATGGGAGATGTCCAGAAAAGAACCTGTGAGCAGTGCAGATGTTTACGCTAAAGCTAAAGCTTTTGCTGAAAGCATTAAAAAGGGTGGTGTTGTCGTTAAGCACGAAAAAGACGATATACCCTTCTAATGTCTGTAGAACAGTTTTCATCAATCTTCGACGGATTGAAGGAAGCCTACGGTACTTACAAAGTTGAAAAGACACAAGTAAACGGTAAGAATACTGGTAAGGCTTCCATCATCCGCGAACCACGGACCCTGAATCTTTGGGAGGGCCATTTATCGGGCAAAGGTAATGCGCTTGGTATTATCCCTATCAATGAAGATAACAGGTGTAAGTGGGGTTGTATTGACGTAGATCAATATCCACTGGACCACAAAGTTCTTGTGGAGAAAATTAGAAAACTAAAATTACCCTTAGTAGTGTGTCGCTCCAAATCAGGGGGCGCACACTGCTTTCTTTTTCTAACCGATTGGGTAGAGGCTAGAGATTTACAACAGACACTTCAACACATCAGTGCCGCCTTAGGTTATGGCGACAGTGAGATCTTTCCAAAGCAGGTTAAATTAAATTTGGAAAGGGGCGACGTAGGTAACTTTCTGAACTTGCCCTACTACGATCATTTAGAGGGGCTACGGTACGCCTTTCTTGATGACGGCACCTCAGCCACTCTGGAGGAGTTTATCACGCTGTATGAGCGTTTTAAGCAGACCCCAGAGGAAATGAAGAAATTACAGATAGAAGAGCAGGCGGAGTTTGCGTCCATGCGCGACGGTCCTCCATGCTTACAAATCCTCATGGGAGGGAAAATCTCAGAGGGAGGACGTAACAACGGCCTGTTTAGTATTGGAGTTTATCTAAGGAAAGCTTTTCCTGACTCATGGGAGAGTGAAATCCTTAATTATAATATGCAGTATTTAGAACCGCCCTTACCTTTAAACGAAGTAAATGTTGTAGCCAAACAATTACACCGTAAGGACTATGCGTATAAATGTTCTGATTCGCCCATCAATGCCCATTGCAACAAAGAACTTTGCCGTACACGACGGTATGGTATCGGGGCTGCCGTACAAGGTGCAAACATTGCTAACCTTAGAAAATACAATTCTACCCCGCCTGTGTGGTTCATTGACGTAAACGGTGAGCCCCTTGAATTAGACACAGATGCCCTGATGAGCCAACTCATGTTTCAAAAGGCTTGTATGGAACAATTAAACATGATGCCACGTACAGTGTCTAAGAACATCTGGGAGAGCCGAATCAGTGCTTTGATGACAGAGATGAAGGAAAATGAAAGTGCGATTATGGAAGTCTCTCAGGACGCTAGTATAAGCGGACAGTTTTACGACTACCTTGAAGAGTTTTGCCGTCACTTGCAACAGGCTCAGGACAAAGAAGAGATCCTCCTTCGCAAGCCGTGGACGGATGAAGAAGAAGGGGTTACTTACTTTAGGCTTAAAGACTTTGAAAGTCATCTTAAAAAGAACAGGTTCTTTGAATACAAGTCCCACAAGGTTGCTCAACGGCTCAGGGACATACAAGGCGAAAGCACCGTTATGAAGATTAAAGGCTCTACCATCAGGGTATGGAAGATACCTGCCTTTGAATTTACTCACGTCGAGGTTGCTACCCCTGAGTTTGGAAACAAACAAAAGGCTCCTTGGTAATGTTTAGAATATTTGGCCCGCCCGGTACAGGTAAGACCACTGCCCTATTAGATATGGTGGATAAAGCTCTGTCCTCTGGTGTATCCCCAAATAAAATAGCTTTCTTAGCTTTTACACGAAAGGCGGCCAACGAAGCCAAAGAAAGAGCTTGTGAGCGGTTTAAGTTGGACACACAGAAAGACTTACAGTATTTCCGTACTCTTCATAGTCTGGCACTTACTCTGTCTGATATAAAACCAGAACAGGTCATGCAGGCAGAGAACTACAGAGAACTTTCCGATAAGCTAGGTGTTACCCTTCATGTAGACAGACCGTCTTCAGATGATCTACCCGATATGCTCAAGGCTCACGATCCTATACTAGGGTTAATTAATCTAGCCCGCCTCAGGAGAGTAACTCTTAAAGAACAATATGACAGGAGTTCTATAGAAGAGCCTTGGGTTACTGTGAATTATGTAGCCAGAGGGCTTAAAGAATACAAAGAGGCCAATGGTCTATTTGACTTTACAGATATGCTTGAACAGTTTGTTCACGAATCACATCACTTTTGTCCTGAGTTTGACCTTTGCTTTTTAGATGAAGCGCAAGACTTATCTCCCCTGCAATGGGAAATTGCTGATCTTTTAGAAAAGAAATCAAAGCGGATGTACTGTGCAGGCGACGACGATCAGGCTATTTATAAGTGGGCAGGGGCAGACGTACATCATTTTATATCTATGGACGGCCCTTCCGAAACCTTGTCTCAATCCTACCGCGTCCCGAAAAACATCTATGATGTTGCTACGAAAATATCTAACCGCATACAAGTACGTCATGCAAAGCGGTATGAGCCCACAGATAAAGAGGGATACGTCACCCGCGTATGGAACTTAAACCAATTAGATATGTCCGAAGGAGAATGGCTTATTCTAGCGCAGGCGGGGTATCAGCTTAGTCCTGTGAAAGAAACACTCAAGTCCAATGGACTATTGTTTGAATACCGTGGCTCACGGTCCATTAACGAAAAAATAAGTGTTGCTGTTAATGCTTGGGAGGATTTACGCAAAGAAAGACCTATCTCTGGTAAAGAAGCCAGAACCATGTATCACTATATGTCTATAGGCAAGGGCGTAAAAAGAGGATTTAAAAAACTTACTGGGGTCGATGATGGTGATATGATTACCTTCGATGAATTAAAAAACAGTTTTGGTCTGTTAAAAGACCTAGAGGAAATATGGCACATTGCGCTTGATAAAATTCCCGAAGAGGAACGAGCGTATATTATTGCCATGTTAAGGCGGGGAGAAAAGTTCAATGGTATTCCCCGCATTTCAGTGTCCACGATCCACGGCTCCAAGGGAGGAGAAGCCGATAATGTCGTATTACATACCGACTTGTCGTGGGCAGCTGAACAAAGCTCACGTTTAGAACCTGATGATATTCATCGGGTTTTTTACGTGGGTGTAACACGGGCAAAGGAAAATCTTTATATCGTCGAACCAGAAGACGCAACAAGGAGTTACGATTTATGAAACGAGCAGAAATATTAGCTAAAGCAGAGATGATGATTAACGGTCCACGCGCCAAGGACTACGGAGATGCGTACAAGAACCATGAGCGTATTGCCCAAATGTGGTCAGTTCTACTAGAAAAGGAAGTAACTGTCGCTCAAGTCTATCAGTGCATGGTCGCTGTTAAACTTAGCCGATTGATAGAAACCCCTGACCATGAGGACAGTTGGCTTGATATTTGTGGTTATGGTGCTTTGGGTGGAGAGAAGTAATGTCCTTACAATTAACAATGCTTGCACCCAAGAGTGAATGGGTGCCTCCGCACGAACTACCCGATCTCAGTCACTGTAAACAGATTGCTATTGACGTAGAAACAAGGGATCCAAACATAAAATCCAAGGGACCGGGTTGGCCTACTGGGGATGGAGAGATTGTCGGTTACGCTATTGCTACGGACGATTGGGCTCATTATGTCCCTGTTCGTCACTTGGGAGGCGGTAATTTAGATGAGAAGATCGTTAACAGGTGGCTCAAGAAGGTTTTTGAGAGCCCTGCGGATAAAATTATGCACAACG